GGGTGCTGAACTTACAAAGTTGATGGATAAATATGGGCTTACATTGTTTGGCCGTAATGAAACACCACAAGTTGTTGAGGGAGGTTCACCTTTAGATGCAATCAAATCTAATCGGGTCACCAACTCCGAGAATATCGACCACACAAACAACAAACCAAACTAAAGGCCATGAAGTCATTGAACTTGCCAAACAAATGGGCATGCCGTTGTTGCCTTGGCAAGAATATGTGATTCTTGATGGTTGTAAAGTTAAAGACAGTGGTGATTTTGTAAGTAAGACAAACCTGCTGATTATTGCAAGGCAAAATGGTAAGACTACGCTCACAAAATTTAGGATTCTTGCAGGGTTGTATTTGTGGGATGAAAGATTGCAGATTGCTACTGCACAAAATCGTGATGTTGCTTTGGAAACTTTCAGATCAGTTGTTGAAATGATTGATGGCCATTCCTGGCTATCTTCAAAAGTTAAATCAATCACCAGGGCTAATGGTCGTGAAGAAATTGAACTCAAGAATGGTTGCCGATACAAAATCATTGCACCGACACCTGGTGCAGCGCGTGGACTTAGTGCAAACACTGTTTATCTTGATGAAGCACGCATGCACAAATCAACAGATGGCTTTGCTGCTCTTGCCTACACAATGCAGGCTGCCAAACATCCCTCAATGTGGATCACCTCAAATGCTGGAGATATAACTTCAACTTTACTTAACCAATTGCGCGCTAGGGCTTTGCACAAAATTGAAAACAACACAGATGATGACATTGCCTACTGGGAATGGTCAGCAGAAGCAGGCTTAAAACTTTCAGATCGCAAAGGATGGGTGCAAGCCAACCCTGCTTTGGGTCACACAATTACAGAAGATACTTTGCAATCAAGAATGAACGATAATCCAAACATCATTGCCACCGAAATGCTTTGCCAATGGGTAGACACAATCCAATCACCTTGGAGTGCCGGAGATTGGAACGCCTGCCAACAAAATGGCCTCAAACTTACACCAGGAAAACCAACTTGGATTGGTGTTGAAATATCACCAGACAGAACAGGCTTTGCAATAGTCGGATCACAAATGATGGAAGATAAATCAATTGCAGTTGGCCTAATGGATTTACAAAACCAAGAAAATGCTATTGATGATCTTAAAATTGCAAGCCATGTTGCAGAATGGGCAAAGAAATACAATGCTGAAGCAATCATCTTAAACAAATTTAGTGGCGACAGTGTTGCAGCCAAACTACGCATGGGATCAATTAACGCTGAAATTATTACAGGTGCAAAGTACTACCAGGCATGTGATGAAACCCTTGGTGCAATGGCAGGAAACAGAATCACTCATGGTGGACAACCGGAACTAACAGCATCAGTCAATGCGTGCATTAAGAAAACAACTGAAGCCGGATCATGGTATGTGTCAAGGCGAAAGAATGCCACAGCAGCAATTGCAATGATGCTTTCAATACATAAAGCAACTGAAAGACAAGACTCAGGACAATTTGATATATTAGTGTCATAAATTAACACGCCCAACAGTCGGACAGTGTATGATATAAGCAACAACTATGAGATAATTGCGAGACTATGGGAATTTACTCAAAATACATTCAGCCACAACTTAAAGCAGCAATTGCACCTTATGTATTTCCGGACAAACCACTTTCATTATTTTCACCAGGCTTTGATGGTGTCACATCAACATTTGTAACAAGACGAGAAGCCCTAAGTGTACCTGCATGCGCAAGAGGCCGAAACATTATTGTCGGTACTGCCTCAAGTTTAGAATTACATGTTAAAAGAAAATTTGACAAAACAAGAGTTGAACCAACACCAACAATAATTTCACAGCCAGACAAAAACATGCCAACAGCAGTTGTCTACGGCATGACAGCAGAAAATTTGTTGTTTCATGGTGTTGCATATTGGCAAATTAAAGAACTTGATCCAGCAACAGGCAGACCATCACAAATCAGATGGATTGATGCACCAAGAGTTTCACAAGTACTTGATTCAACCGGTGAATTAGTAATCGGCTACCAACTAGAAGCACAAAGACTTCCAGACAATGGTGTTGGATCATTGATTCAATTTACTGGCATTGATCCAGATGGTGTTTTGAATCGTGGTGGCAGAACATTAAGAACAGCAGCAGCACTTGAAAGAGCAGTGTTCAATTATGCTGAAACACCAACACCAAGTGTTGTATTAAAAGCAAATGTGCCAATGGATGCAAACAAAGCAACAGCAATCTTAAACGCTTGGAAACAAGCAAGACAAACAAAAGGCACTGCCTTTTTGTCAGATAATGTGGATATGCAGTCTGTCGGATTCAATGCAGCCGATTTACAACTTACAGAAGCACGCGAATATCTTGCAAAAGAAATTGCTAGGTTAATGAATATTCCAGCATATTATCTTGATGCATCAACAAACACAATGACATACTCAAATGTCACAGCCGAACGCAGAGCACTTCTAGATTTCTCACTTCGCCCATTGCTAACAGCAATTGAACAAAGATTGTCAATGGATGACATAACAGTTTCAACACAATATGTTGAATATGACTTGGATGACTTCTTAAGAGGTAATCCATTGGAAAGAGCAGATGTTTATTCCAAGTTAATTCCACTTGGAGTACTTACAGTAGATGAGGCAAGAATGGAAGAAGATTTGGTGAGATGATGGAAATTAAATTTACAAGCGACATATTAACAGCGAACACATCCAAAAGAGAAATCACAGGAATCATAGTGCCTTTTGGAAAACCCGGATTGACAAACTTTGGTCGAGTCATATTTGAACAAGGTTCACTTAAACTTGGCAATGATGTCAAACTATTTGAAGATCATGACATGAACAAAGTGCGTGGCAGAATGATAAGTCACGAAATCACACCAGTTGGAATTATTGGCAAATTCAAAGTTGCACGCACATCAGCAGGTGACGATATTTTGGCACTTGCACAAGACGGCTTAAAATCCGGATTGTCAATCGGTGCATCAATAGACCAATACGAAAACAAAGAAGATGAAATTTATGTGACATCAGCATCAATCTTGGAAGTATCAGTCGTTGATACTCCTGCATTTGCTGAAGCACAAATAACAGATGTCGCTGCTCAAAAAGCAGACGAAACAGAAGTCACTGCAATCAGCGCAAGTGATGAACAAACAAACCAAACCGAAAGTGAGGTCACTTCAATGGGAAATCCTGAAGAAGTAACTCCAGTGGTCGAAACTGCGCCAGAAGTTGCAGTTGAAGCCTCTAAAGCAGTACAAGCACCAGTTGCTTATGCAAAACCACGCGTGAACACAAATGTTACTGCTGGTGAATATGCAAAAGCACAATTCAATGCATCAAGAGGAAACTCAGATGCACGCGATCTAGTTGCAGCAATTGATGCAGCAACAACAACCGAAAATATCGGTGTTGTACCACCAACATACCTACGCGATTTAATCGGCATCATTGATAACTCAATGCCATTTGCTGATTCATTAGAGCAAGGTGTATTACCTGCAAGTGGAATGAAATTCTACCGACCAGTTATTGGAACACAAGCAACCACAGCAGTTACAGCAGAAGCAGTTGAATTTGATTCAACAGACACAACAATTACTTCAAAAGAAATTGATGTTGTCAAAATTGCTGGCGCAAACAAAGTATCAGTTGAACTTCTTGACAGAAGCGACCCTGCATACCTAGATGTGTTATTGCGTGAACTTGCAGCATCATGGGCTCAAAAAGCAGATGCATATGCATTCTCAATTGCATTAGCAGCACCAGGATCATCTTCTGGCGCAACACTATACGCAGCAATTGCTGATGGTATTGCAGATTCATACGCAGTACTTCGCAAAACTCCAAATAGATTCCTTGCAGACACAGGAAACTTTGCAGAGTTACTTGCAGCAGTAGATGGTTCACAAAGACCACTATTTGCAGCAGCAGCACCACAAAACGCAGCAGGTCTTATGACCCAAGGTTCAACAGCAGGAACAATCGCAGGATTGGGATTAGTTGTTGATCCAAACTTTGACACCGGTACAGGCGTTAAAGGCGTAGTTTATTCAAGTGACGCTGCAACAATGTACAAGTCAAGCGCATTCCAACTACGCACCAATGTTGTTTCAACAGGTGAAGTTGAAATTGGAATCTATGGTTATGTTGCAACATGTGCAAAATACCCAACTGCATTCCGTAATTTGACTGTTGCTTAATTAGCGACCAAAGAGTTGCCTGGCAGGTTAGACCCCTGTCCTGCCAGGTAACACCACACACGAAAGGTAAGACATGGCATCAATAATCACACCAGCAGAATTACGATCTGCACTGAACAATGTGAGTTCAAGTTTATACAGTGATGCCGTATTGACAGAAATCATTGACACAGCCGAATCAGTTGTCGGCAATCTTTTAGTCAAATGGAACGCACCAATTGACAAACACAAACACGAAACATCAACCATCACAACTTTACACACAACTAAACCACACAAATTTTACAAAGGCCAAACAATTGCAATTGAAGGCATTCAAGCCCATGTTAATGGCAGCAAAACAGTATTAGAAGTTGTTGATGAATTTACTTTTACAGTTACAACAACAGCAGTTCCGGTACATAGTGATTATTACAATGTGATACCTAATGGCCTTGCAGCAGCAAACGATTTATCACAATACGCAGATGTTGCACCAGTTGAATCAGCAGTGCTAACAGTTTCATTAGATGTATTCAAAGCACGCACATCAGCCGGATCAGTTCAACAGGGACTTGATTTTGTCCCACAACCTTACATATTAGGCCGTACTATTCAAAACAGAATTATTGGAATGCTTGGCGCATATATTGATGTTGAGGCGTTAATCGGATGACATTAGCAACACTACGCGCAAACCTTAAAACAGCAATCACATCAAACAGTGTTTATTCAGTGGTTGATTTTGGTTCAGAAATTGTCACAACACCAAGCATCATGATTTTGTCATCTGATCCATGGCTTGAACCAGTAACACTTGGAAACAATAAGGCTT